CAGCTAGACCTAAAGCAGCCTCTGTTTGGTAGGGGTCTTTAGCTAGAGCGGCCCTTATTTCTTCTTTAGTGGGGGACGACACGCGTTGCCAGCCAGCAGTAGTACGGTCTTCTGGACGAGTCTTAGGTATGGGGGCGCGTTTACTCTCAGGCATTCTTTATCAATTCTAATCTTTTAAGGTCTGCTAAGGCTTTAATGTAGCCCTGAGCATGAGCTACACGTTCCATTGTAGCTGCAGTCTCAAGTGTTCTGTGTTGTGAGTCGGTCATACAATCAACATACTCTACAAAAGCTGCCCACAAGTTAGGGTTACTGTATAGAGGGCGGAGGCGCTGCTGCACCTCCTGATGGCTGGGCTTGTTGCTGTTGTGGTTGGGCATTGCCTGAGAATCCTTCTTGACCCGGAACATTAGGTGGGCCTACTCCTATAGTACCGCCACCACCTGCGGTTGGTACTTGTGGGTTAGTGCCTGCTGGCGTTTGGTTTGGCTGAGGCTGCTGTTGAGCTTGTTCAGCCTGCATACCTTTGAGAATCTCAGCTTGAAGCAGAGCGTCGTCCATAGAGTTGACAACTTTGTCTGGATCAAGATCAAGAGACTTAGCAAGCTCAGCCAGAATGTGATTGAACTTAGCGAAAGGTGCAAGTACTTGATTGCTAGCAATGCCGAGAAACTGCATCAGTCTCTGACTTCTAACTTCGTTAGCCATCAAGCTCTCAGTGCCTCTAGCTCTTACCTCTAGATCGCCTTTGATATCTTTGTCGTTATCAAACTGCATGTTGAAGTGGAACAAGCCGTCGCCTACTGGCTTAAGCAAGTAATCATCAACATTCTTGATAACACTCTTAACTGTAATACTAGCTGCACCCATAAGCATACTGATACCGCTAGCAGTTCTACCTACACCCGAGACTCCAGTTTGCCCGTGAGCGAACGAAGGCATACCAGTGCTTTCATCTGCAAGTTGTCTAGCTTTATCAAACATCTGCAAGTTTTCTTGTGAGACGTTAGGAAACTTAGTTCCAAAGATAGACTGGCCCGGAGCACCGCCCTGACGGCGGAATACTTTGCCCGGATATACAGTCAAGTCCTGCCCCGGCACAAGATTAGTCTCATCTACTTCAATAAGCAGATTGCCAGACAGAGCCCCATTATCAACTGCCATACGCATAAAGCCATTCATAAGGGTTTGCGTGTCTTCCATATTTTCTCCCACACCAACACCGAAGAAGCTGTAAGGATTAAGCTCATATGGGGCTGCGGCGTAAGGGATACGCATTGGCTTAAAGGGGTTTAGCACAAGTCTGATGATTTCGTTATTAACTACCCAAATGTTGGCTTGAACTTCATCAAAGTCCTCAAAACCTTCGGGAATATCAATGTCGTAAGACTCTAGAAGCTCCACATCTACATTACCCCAATATTCAAGCACCTCAAAGCGCTCAATTTGCTGTTGCTGGTCGTAGTCAGCTAGATCATCTTCCCAATGCTCTCTAACGTAGGCTTCACCATACGAAATAACGTCATCAATAGCTGAATTACGGAACATTGGGCGCTTTTTGAGTGCTCTAAGCTGAGAGCGGCTCATTTTGTGCCTTTCAATGACGTATTCAGCCTCTTCGATGTTGTTAGCGTCGGGGTCTGGATAGAAATTCCATACACTTACATGCGAAATCTGTGGAACAGTCTTAATTGTGGGGTCATACTCGCCGTCTTCTGACCACTTAGGGTACTCTTTATTAACAGCAAAGGGGCCCTTAAGCACACCAGTACCGAATAGAGACATTTCAAAGGCTGTACTACGCAGATGCTTAGAGGCGTGACTCTCTTCTAGCTGATCAATGATCTTCTTCTGCATCTTCTTAGCTGATTCAAATGCAGGATAGAAAGTAGGCGATGCAGCTGTTGAACCTTCGCCCTCTTTTAGACCTTTAGCTTTAGACAACTTCTCTTCAAGCATACCGAGTCTCAGAGAGCTACCAGTAGCACCTGCAGGTGGGTCTTTACCGTCGCCCGGAAAGCCGTAAGGGGAAGTAGTGTCTTCTTCTGGCTCAGATTCTCTAGAGTCAGGCGGCATACCAACATCAAAATGCACAGACTCTGAAACGCCTTCGGGCAACACAGTAGGCTCAATAGTGATTGGGAACCTACCGTTACCAAACAACACCTCTACAATCTGTGCGTAAGCTGCAATGACTTTAGTCTTAGTAATCTTGATAAAGACTTTGCTCTTCTCATTATCTGAAAATACAGCATCGGGTCCGTACACACCTCTGTAGTTACGATAAGCTCGTAGCCAGCGGTCTTCGTCTGTACGTCTGTAAGTCTTAGCTTTGTTGTACTGCCCTGTAACATAGTTTACAAGCGGGGAGTACTCGACTGCTTCACTTTCGTCATCCTCTAAGCCTACAGCTTGAGCTTCAAAAATAGAGTCTTCTGACATTTATATATCTGTCCTTAATAGCCGAATACTGGATCGGCGGGGCTATACGATGTGTTAAACATACTTTGATCTGTGCCCCATACTGTGAATGAGGGTCTAGACATAACACCATAACGCAGAGCGTCATATAGATGATCTTCTGATTTAGTGTCTACGTCTTCGGGATTCTTAGTGTCGATTGGAATGGCCGGTATTTGAGCTATGAGGTCTGTACAGTTACTAAAGAATACAAGACGGGGCTCTTCAGTGTACTCTTCTACTTGAAGCCTTCTATGTATTTCATTCTTGCCTGAGACTCTAGAGCCTTTACTACGGTCTGACGGTCTCCACCTACAGCCTTTCATAATCATCTGTTCAGCCAGTGAAGGGCCAGTGTCACCTCTTTTGTGCCAGCACGAACTATCTAGAACTCCGTATCTGATGTTGCCATCACCAGCCTCTAAATCGAGAACCATATCAGCTAGATCAGTAGCCAGAACTTTAGAGACATATAGTTCTCTGTAGACAATTAGCTGCTCGTCTGGAGATACAGCAAACCACACTACAGCACTGTAAGAGCTATAGCCGTAATCTGCGGACCTAAACTTTACCCAATTGCTCGGTATCTCAAAGGGCTCAATAACGTGTGCAGTACGATCAAATTCAGAGAACGCTGCACCTTCCGCTATATCCCAATCACCGTCTAGAAGCTGTCTTCTCTGCTGTTCCGGCAAAGACAACAAGTTAGCTTCGTAATCATCTGTAGCCGTTAGATACGGATTGTCTGAGAGTCTGGCTGGAATGAACCTCCTCTTAAACAAAGATTGACCTGCCCTCTTATGAGCACGGGGGTATACTAGCGTGTCGCCAGTCTCAATGTTAGTAGCGTTGAAGCTTTTACCGTAAGGGGCTGGATCAATAAACATCTTCTTGACCCAAATGTGCCCTCTGCCGCCCGGATTGCTAGTAGCTCTCATAAAGATTGGCAAGTCAGTAGCTACAGAACGCAAACGTGATCTCATGTAGTTCCACGCAAACGGCGTAGCCCACTGAGTCAGCTCGTCGAAGCCAATCCAGCTAAAAGCCTGCCCCTGATATCTAGTTACATCTTCATCTCTATCTAGAAAGGTCATCCAGAGCTTAGCTCCAGACGGTGCAGACCACTGCATCTTTCTTTCAGACCACTTGATGCCCGGAATAATTTTAGGATAGAGTTCTTGTGACTTAGATACAAGTTCTCTCAGTTCGTCTGATGTATGTCTAAGAAGAATACCACTAAACTGAGGGTGAGACATATAACGCAGAGGATCAGCTAGCATAGCGTAGCTCTTACCACCGCCAGCTGCCCCTCCGTACAACACTTCTCTTTCAGATGCCCCGAGAAACTCTGTTTGAGGGCCCTCATTAGCTTGAAAAACGATATTACTCGGCTCTATAGGCTTTCTCGGCCTGCCTACGGGCCTCTTAACTGGCTGTTCTACTGGTTGTTCTACTATCTGTGGCTCAGAGACCGTAGTTTTCTTTTTCAATTTGTTCGGCAGTTTCAAGTGCCTTTTGCGCGGTTGCGGCCCACTTTCGGATAGTTTTTGCTTTATCGTTTCTTTTTTTACCATTATCTAAGCGTTTCTGAAGTCCTACATGTGAAATTCGTCTACCTGTTACTTGAGATATCCAGTTAGCCACCTCTCTCAGTGCATATCTCTTCATATGCTCTTTGGCTACTATTAGAGCTTCTAGTTCAAGCTCTACAGGTCTCAGAATACGGGGGTTCTCTTCATCTAGAACGTAGCCGAAAGGAATAGTGCTAGATACTCGGGGTATAGACTCCCACCTCTTAGTTTCAGGCTCTCTATAATCAAGAGGCTGTTCTATCTTAAACTCTTTGTCGTTCTTAATCTTCATCCTCATCCTCTAGAGGCTTCTTCGGGGGTAGGATCATTACTCCACCCGAGTTAGATACATTAATATTCTCAGTCTTAAGCAATCCTGCGCGATCCATAATATCTTTAGCTACAGTGATCTTATCTTTTACACCTAAAGTCACTCTGTCAGTCAGAACGCCTGTTAGCGTAGCTGCAGCTTGTGGGGTATTGTAGATTAGATAGTCTTTAGTTGCTTCAATGATCTCGTCTTTGATACCCTCTACAATCAAACTAGCTCTAGTCTTATCTGAGTAACCAGCCAGCTTCTTAGCCTTTGTGAAGTCGCCACCAGCCTCCTCAAAAAGTACCTCTAGAAACAGCTGTTGCTTATCTGTTAATTCTCTGTTAGCCATAGTTTGTAATTTACTCTTTTTCTAATGCTTGTCTAGCTGCGTTGTTGGCCTGAGCGATGCGCGCAATACGCTGAAGTAAAGGACATTCATCTACGTTGGGATTGTCCACACATTTCTCAGGCCAATAGAATGGCTGCTCAGTCCATACAGACAGGCAGCTAACTGCTTTAATCGGGGGCGGTTTAACTGACCCTGTTAGGGTCGTTCCGCAGGCTGTCAGAACTGACATCAGTAACAACGTCGCTACGAGCTTTGGCAGCCTCTCTAACATCTTCTGCATCTCTTTCTAGCCAGTTGGCTTTAGCTGCTTGTTCGGTCTTCTTATCCGCTTTCTTAGCTGAAATACCGCTCACTATGCCTGTGATAAGCTTTAGTACTAGTTCAAGTACAGACCACATTAGCAGGCACCGTTAGCTATAGCCACTTGCTCTCTGACTGAGAACATATCAATACCTACAACCGTAGCTATCTGAAGAGCAGTTGACAATTTCTCACTCAGAGTCTTAGCTTCTGAGAAGTCTTTACCGTTTCTTTTAGCTACTTCAATCAATTGAGTGGAGATGAGAGTGACTAGTTCTATACGAGCTGCAAGAATGCTAGCGCTATTAGCGCTACTGTTATGCAACAATGTAAGACGTGACGCTGACTCTGTTACTGCAGCTCTCTCGCTATCCTCTAAATAGGGCAAGACAGCCTCAGCAACAATGCGTGCTCTCTCACCTCTAGCCGACTCACACAAAGCTGGGCCTATCGTTCTGTCAAACACATAGCTCACAGAGCTATTGCCTTTGTCTATAAAGCCAGCACAGGCTGAAAGTGTAACAGCTAGAATAGCTACAGTGATGTATTTCAACATTCTATGATCCTACAACATCTTTGACTTGCACTTGAAAGCAGTTGATTTTGAAATCTACGATAGTGCCGTCTTCTATTTTCTTTGTGTAAGCTGCAGCTGCAAGTTCATACGGAGGGCAAGCATTGACTACTGAACTCGTAGCTACAGCTGTACCGTCAGGCCCTACTACGATAGCTAGAAAGACTAAAACTACTTTAATCATGCTTTTCTGACTCCTTTACGGGCTGGCTGCTTCTTAAGATTAGTACGTGCAGGCAGTACTTTTAGATTGGTTCTGCTGTTATTGTTGGGGTTCATGTCTTTATGGTCTACATGCTTGCCATCGCCTTTGCGTACACGGCCTGCTGCAGCCATAGCTTCCCGAGCTTTGTTTCTATTGCCTCTAGCCTTTAGCTGAGCTGGAGTTCCCTGAAAGTCATCATATTCTTTTCTATAATTTCTCGGGGGCCTCGGCGGTGCTTTAATACGAATACTCATTTTGTTATTATACTCTACTATGACACAAAAGTAAACTGTGCTCTAGATTCTTCAACACCAATCACAATATCAAACTTGTCAGCTGAGTCTGCATAAGCTACAATCTTGTCGCCCGGATGCATTACTAGTCTGTCATTATCTATGACTTTGCCACTAGTGTAGGCTGCAACACTTTCCGTGTACATAAGATAATGGTACTCAGCATCCTCTGCATGATAAAGCTCAAGAGACAGAAGCTGTGCTGATACAGATTTATTAGCATATCTAAGAAACACTAGATCAGCAACAAAGTTATTGGGGCAGGTGTAGATAACAGTTGCAGACCCGTCTGCACTAGTTGATGCTACACCTGCCCCTACAGAGTACCTCTTTAGATTAGAAGTCATTAGTACTTGTCGCCCGGATAATTATAATCTTGAACAATTCTAGACTTCTTCTTAGCTTTAGTGACAGCCTTCTTAACTTCTTCTTTCTTCTCCGCGTCTTTGCCTAAGTTATAACGCTCTTTAGCTGTCGTGCCTTTACTGGGCCTCTTACGGGGTACTGGTGCTTTCTTACTAGAGCCAGTACTAGAGGCTGCAGCTTTAGCTGGCCTTTTACGGGGTACAGGATCGGGCACTACTCTGTTAGAAGCTTTAGTCTCTTTTGGCTCATTTGCAGTTACTTCTTTTGGCTTAACGCTATTAACAGATTTTCTCTTCTTCATCACTGCTGCGCGGGCTTGATTAGCTTCTTTAGATGAAGCGCCGCTAGCTCTAGCTTCTGCACGGGCACTATCGCCAGCTTCATTGGCTCTCTTAGTTTTAGCAATACGGGGGTCTACTGTTTTAGGGTTTTTCTCTGGCCGGATACTTTCAAGATAATTAATAGCTGCCACAGTGCCTGCCAACAACGCAGCTAGACCAGCGCCTCTAGAAAGAAGAGATAGCACTCTAGCTTTAGTTAGGCC